CGGTCGCCGTTGAGCTTTCCGAGGATTACATACTCACGCCCCTGACGGACGCGGGCACGACCCCGAACAATCTCACCGCCTACCTGCTTAACCAGTTCATAACAATCCATGAGTTCATCATACCCTGTTAACTAACCGGGGAGAAACACCTCCCCGGTTATTAGACACCAAACTCAGCCTTAAACCGAGCCGACCTGAGCAATCGCCAGCGTCTCCGGCTTGATAACCTTGCGGCCATACACCGACAGACCACGGACAATGTCGCCAAAGTCGTTCTGGTTGCGGATCGGCTCGGTCTTCTCGATGGTGCTGGCGAAGCTGATCGCATGCTTCGTACCCGCAACCATGAGGCGACGCGGAGCCGCACCCGTAAGCGACGCACCGTCAGCGGTCGGAACAAGACCCGATACCAGCTCCTTACCGCCCTCTCCACGCGGCAGCAGGTTCGACACGTAGGTCGTGAACCGATCAATCGTACCGATCTTGCCACTGCGAATAGTAGAGCTGGTGTCGCCCGTAAAATCAGCCTGAGCAATGTTCGACTTCATCAGAAGATGGCGGTCGTAGGGGCTGATAATCAGGTAACGGTCATCCTCCGGCACGTTCTGCTCATCGAGCACCGAGCTCATGCGCAGGATCGCGTTGAGGATATTGTCAGCCGAGCTCTGATCAATCGGGTTCGTGTCCGAACCAAGATCGTAGTTCGAGCTGATCATGCCCGCCGTGGTGCCCTCGTTGCCAGCAGCCGGACCCTGAGTAACGAAGCTGTTGTAGAAAACCTCGTTCTCCATCGCGATCTTGAGCTGCTTCGCGGCCTCATCGGTGAACATGTTCATCAGGTCCATGTCGGCCTGATAATCAAGCACGTCCGAGACCTGCACGCCGAAGTACAGACCCTGATCAACCTGCATGTCCTGATAGACCGGAGCCGGGACTTCGTACTGCAGGTTCATGCCGACTTCGTAAGGGCGGATCGTCACGTCAGGCGTGGAACGGATACGCACCGTATCACCCTGATTCTTCAGTTCGCCTTCCAGCGATGTTACCGCAAGGGCTCTTTATCCCTCGCTTCTAACAGTTCATTTCCTGTTAGATCGGACTATATCATCACCTGCCGCTTAGCTTCCTGCTTGGCGTTTTCGGGTGTAACAACGCACGCAGTAGCCTTTTCGACGCTTTTCATAAATGTCTTGGCCACATTGTGCGCACTGCCCGACAGGTGTCTGGCACTCATGGGAACTAAGGTCTGCGACGTGTGAAAGTTTGTAGATCATGCAGTCCGGCACATGCGGAGCGATGATAGAGACAAACTTTCTGCTCTCTGACGTGTTTGCCTGAATGTAAAACCGATGATCAGGAGAACACCTTTTGTTGCATCGAACTTTGAAGGTCAGGCCGAAACGGTCTTTCAGCCAATCAACAATCGTGTGAGCTTCTGACTCAGTACACTGCGTCGCAATGTCCGTAGAGACCGAAGTAACAAACCCTTGGCTGTTTGTGTTTCTTCGTGCGTGACCATCGTCCATGTACCAAATAGCCAACGCTTCAGGCGTTAACATATCAAGCACTCGCCGCGTAATTAGCTTCTTCCCGTTTGGGTAAAGCCACCGACGGACTTGGCCAAAGTAGGAGTGGTCCTTACTGAACTGGTATGCGACGTACTTACCGCCGGGCCCATTGTTCACCTTGGTGACGTTGACCTGCTTGCCGCCAAGCGCCCAAGTCAACCGTCTGGCTTTCCACTCACAGTAAGCGCGTTGGCTGGAGCCGTGTAACACTCTTATGTTTCTTGACTCGTATGGATATTTTCCACCTTTGTACCGAGTCCGAACTTGAATGTACCCGTCGCCTAACGCTAGGCCAATAATCAGGCCACGTTTCTCTGCGTCCATTTTCCACCTCAGTCGGGGCATATAGCCCAGAGGTAATACCTTAGATCCTAGTCTCTGAACCTTCCCCAGTTTTTGGGGCTTGGCTGCTGATTCCCATCTCAGGGTTCCAGCAATTCACCAGATTTAACGACTACAAAGGTTACTTATAGTCGGTGTTAGTGATCTCGCTCAGCATCAGGTTCTGATAGAGCTTGATCAGGAGCTTCTTCGACCAAAGGGTCGGAATAAACGCGCCACTGTAGGCAGGACTGGTGTTGAAGTCACTGCCCGAATTAATGGGATATGCCATCGTATCGGCCTCCGATTAGGGGTAAAGAAAAACAAGAGACAGCGACCTCAGCGAACATCAGGAAGAAACCCTCCCCTCTGCCACGGCGGTGCTCATCTCGGATTCAAGAGCAGCAGCCTCGTCATACTTGCCCTGCTGCATGAGCTTCGCGGCCTTGTTCATGCCACGCTCAAACTCCTGCTGGGAAAGAACTCGGGACTTGCCCTGCTGCGGGGTAGCCGGAGCGTTAGATTTCGTCGGCTGCACCTGACGCTGTAATTCGGCCTGACGATCCTGCTTGGCCTCAGCCTTGGCGTTGTTGGCACTCTGCTGCTGAGAAGCCTCCGCACCAACGTGCTGCTTGAACAGATCAACGTAAGCCTTAACAGCCTCAACATTGCCCTGCTGGTACGCCTGCTCGGCCATCGACCGACGGGTGCCCTGAATCATCGGGTCGAACGTGTCGAGCCACTCAATCCATTTCGGGTCGCTGTTGACCTCCTGAAAATCAGGAACGGCCTGATTGAGACGCGCCTCAAAAGACGTGCCCTGAACCTGTGTTACCTGCTGTGAAAGCTGCTTGTTCTGCTCACGAAGCCGGTCGAGCTCACTCTGAAACTCACTGGCGACTTCTTTCGCAACACGTCGCTGAAGATCAATCAGATCATCACCGAACGCATCGACGTCCTTGTCCGTGACAAGCGGGTCCCGAGACGTAGACTGTGAGTCGGCCTGCTGCTGACTTTCACTCTGACTCTGCTGCTGTTCCTGCAACTGCTGGACGTACTGCTTGAGCTGACGCACCTCTTCGTGGAGACGCGGCACCTCGGCGTTGTACTTGCCCTGCAGACGCTGGTACTTGTGCTGCCAAAGCTCTTCATCGTCTTCGTCAGACTTCGACCCAGTGTTCTGGTCGCTCGGGGTAGCGTCATCACTACCACCCGTCTGGTCACGCGGCGGCTCATCGCCACGGTTCGCCTCACCACCCTGATTGTCGTCTCCAGTCTGCCCAGCAGTGTTGGTGTCTTCACCTTCCCCGCCGGGGGCTTGAAGCTGACGCTCGATTTCATCGAGTTCATCTTGGTGCTTCTGAACCGCTTTAGGTAGTGTCGCCATTTAGTCGTCCTCTCTTATCGGGGCCAAACTCCGCCAATAGGGCCTTTCGGTGTGCTACTGACGTGATGGTCTGCCGGAATTAGACCGCACTCGATTCAGTGTTTCGGGTGCCTGATCAATAGACTCGAGAAAGTCTTGAATCATGGCCACCCGACCTTGAAGTCGATGCACGGTCAACGAATCGTCCGCTTTCACTAAAGCAGACAGGGTGTCGTCAAGATATGACTGCAACAACGTCTTAACGCCTTCAAGTTCAGGCGTAGCTCGAAGCCGGTTCATAGCTTCAAGCTGTTGAATTGTCGCATTTCCTAACAACATATTACTCTGTTTACACGCTGTTAGCTAAATTGTCAATTTACGAACCAAGCCCGCGAGAAGAACTAATGTTCATATCTCGCCCGCCTGCGGGGGCCCCGTTTGGCTGCGTTGCTCGCGTCTGAGGACGCCGTGCGTTAGCGCGTTCTCCCTGCCTGCCCTGAGCGCGTGGATCACGCTGCGAAGCCGCCGCCTGCTGCGGGTTCTGCCCCTGCATCATGGCCTGCATATTCTGCATTTCCTGCTGCATGCGCTGCTGTGCAATCTGCTCGAGAACCGGGTTATTCATCGGCTCGCCGTTTTCGCCCATTGGCGCAGTAGTACCGGAATCCGCAAAGTCCTCAGCCGCATTGCCGCGATTCTCCATTGCCTCCGTCTGAGTCGCTGCAATTTCCGCTTTGAGTTTCTCAAGCTGAGCCTGCTGCATCTGCTCCTGTTTCTGTTTCGCCTGACTGTTTTTCGCCTGAAGCTCTTCACGACTCGGCACAATGTTGTCAGGGTTAACGTCGAGCAGTCGGGCGTTTTCTCGAAGTAGCTCCGCCGCGCCTTCAACACCAACAATGTTCTGCGCGACGTCACTCTGGAGGACAACCTGCAGGAACTCATTACGGCGAACAGCGGCAGCTTCTCGGCTCACCAGACTCATCGCACCGCGAGCAATAATCCGCACATCACCGACCATGTCCGGGTCTGCGCTATAGCGCAAGTTATGCTGATAAATACGCTCAAGGACAGGGTTGATCACGTCTGCGTCGATATTCGCCACAACATGTTTGAGGCCCTTAGCCGCGTTGTTAATCAACATCGCAAGCCCTGAGCTGGTACGACTAGCACCCGGCACGTGCTCACCGGACATGTACTTCGGAATGCCCGAATACTCATCGGCAAGTGAAGAAAACTGATTCAGGATAGTCAGCAGCTCACCCGCGTTGCTGTTGGGCTGGAAGAAGTTGATCGGCTGAGACGGATCAGTGAAGTCGTTGTACTGCGTCTGCCAAATCTTCCACGGATACATGTTGGTAATGTCTTCGCCCGGTGGAAGGCGGGACTCATTGACTACAACCTGCGGGCCGGAGCTGATCGCCATGTTGTTAGCGAGTGCCCGCGCCGAGGCATTAGCCATGTCCTGTGGGTCACGCACCAGATCAACGACCGAATTGCCCCAGAACGAACCGGGCAGATTTTCATAACTCGTGGCGTAGTAAGGCTTCCGGCCCATCGGGTCGTAGTTCAACACCGCCCGAATGACCGTCGTGCCAATCACCCAAATCTCGCACGGGTAGGTCTTGAATGGGTCTTCTATCTCGTCTTCTGACATGCCCCACTCAAGTAGCAACGACCCCTGCACGTTGTCCCACAACTGAATCGCGTCGACGAGCTCAGTGTCTTCGGAGAAATCAACGTCGTCGCCCTCAACCGCTTCTTCGGCTGAGTCAGTCCACAACGCCTGACGAAGCCCCGGTGAAGAAAAGTCTTTGAGGATTGACCGAATCGCGTCTTCGTCGTACCCATCGACGCCGATCAGAACCTGCAGGTCTTCCCGAGTCATGCGATGGCGCTCGATAAAGTACCCATCGTCAACGTCTGACGACCACGGAGACGGGTAAACCATGAACGGGTCGACGCGCTCCCACTCAAGGCGAATCTCCCGCTTTGGCGCGAGCGTGCCCATCTCGGAGTCCCACTTCATCTGAGTGCGCATGCGCGGCACAGGACCTTTCATGATCGCTGTCGGGTAAGTCACAAGGTCTTCGATGAAGTCACCGAGCGCTTTGACCCAACCGCCTTCAACCAACTGGTCCTCGATCTTGTCTTCCATCCGAGTAACACGCTCACGCGCTTCTTCCTCAAGCTCATTAGTAGCTTTGGCCTTTTTCGCCTCCGCCATCTCCTTGAGCTTCTCCGGTGGAATCTGCTGACCCGAGCGCTGAGCCTGCTCATAGAGCTGCATGAGCTCCTGCTGCATTTCCTGCTGCATCTCCTGATAGACTTCAGGAGGAAGGTCAGGCATCGGGGTGTGCTCGAGGGTCCACGGGCGATCCAGCCCTGTGCCAAGCAGTGTTTCCCGAAGCCATGCGCTGGCAGCGCGGCACTTCACCGAAGTGATCCCGAGAAACATTTCAGAGCCGCCAAACTCACGAATCTCCGCGAGCTTCTCCGGGCTGTACTCGCCGTGCCGACGCCGTAGTGAGTCGATGAGGCGGTCTTCAATCTCTCCGTGTTTGTGGTCACGCGCAGAAGCCCAACGCTTGTGGACATGAGACGACAGCGAGCTGATAAACGGATCAGACTGTGTCTTCTGATTCCGCTCTTCGACCTCCGCTTCCATGTCGGATACGGACTTAACGGCCAAATAAGGCTGCTGTTTTAGTGCGCGTTCCATCTACGCTTCCTCATCAACTCTATGTATAGCTCGAAGCCCCAAAACAATC